GTGAGCAAAAGATTGGCAAAGACGCAAAGGTATCCCGCAAGAAAACAATCAAAGAATTTTTAACATGAGCCGTAAACCAAAAGAAGAAGAAAAGCAAGACGCCGTATCATCCAAGAGTGTTCTTGGCTCCTTTCTAAAGGAAAAGAAGGAAGATCATTATAATTTTGAAGAGGCTGTAAACTATCGAGTTTCCACGGGCTCTTTGAATATGGACATGCAAACTGGCGGCGGTCTCGGACCGGGTTTGCATAGATTCGTAGGCTTTACCGAAGGTGGTAAAACATCTGCATCCCTTGAGGTAATGAAGAACTTCCTCAACACAGTGCCAAACTCAAAAGGCTTTTATATTAAAGCTGAAGGACGGCTCTCAGACGAGATGAGAATTCGCTCTGGCGTAAAGTTCGTGTTTGATGCTGATGAATGGGAGGCTGGAACTTGCTTTGTTTTTGAGTCTAATATCTATGAGACTGTAGTAGATGCGATGCGAAAGCTGATCATGTACAACGAGGAAAAGAACAAGTATATGTTTATTATTGATTCTGTAGATGGGCTTATCGCCAAAAACGATCTAGATAAGACTTTTGAGGAATCAACGAAGGTTGCTGGTGGAGCAGTCATTGCCGCCAATCTTATGAAAAAGATCTCTATTGCCCTTACAAAGAGGGGCCATATGGCAATATTTATCTCTCAAGTAAGAAGCGATATCAAGCTTGACCCCTATAGCTCTGCGCCAATTCGTCAAACTTCTGCAACTGGCGGTAACGCCCTACTGCACTTCGCTAACTTTATCTTTGAGTTTGAGCCTCGATTTGAAGGAGACATCATTCTAAAAGATCCTGCAATTAAAAAAGCAGACGCAGTAAAGAATCCAATCATTGGTCACTACTGCAAGATTTATATCAAGAAGAGTCCAAATGAAAAGAGTAAAAATCGCGTTTCTTATCCTATCAAATACGGAAGAAAAGATGGTCGCTCTGTTTGGCTAGAAAAAGAAATCGTTGATATGCTAATGACTTGGGAGCTTGTTTCCCGTTCTGGTGCTTGGTACTATACGTCTGACGAACTGCGAGAGCTTGCCAAAAAGTCAGGTACAGAGCTTCCAGAGAAGTTCCAAGGCGAAAATGCAGTTTTCCAATTCATCGAAAACGACGAAAAGCTCACAAAGACACTTCACAAATACTTTGTGGATATGATCGTTGGCAAAGATGAAATTCAAAACACTTAATGGCAAAGAGCGCTTCCTGCGAAACGCGAGGAAGTATGCTATAAATTGGGAAGCCAAGTCCAAAAGCAATATACAGAGAGCCGTAAAGGAATTTCTTTACCCTTACTGGCATAGGGATATCGTGTTTGAGGAACTCAGAATTGTAGGAACAAGACTGTCATTAGACATTTATAATGCAAATAAAAAGATTGCCGTAGAAGTTCAAGGCAGGCAGCATCAGACATACAACCCATACTTTCACGGCAATGATCGCAGAAACTGGCTTTCCCAGCTAAAAAGGGACGACTTAAAGCTCAATTTCTGCTTGACAAACGGGATAACTCTGGTAGAAATCTACGAGACAGATCCCATCTGCAAAGAAACGTTCGAAAAACAAGGCATCATACTCTGATGAAAAAATCTAACAAGGAACTTCCAGAAGAAGAGAAAGACTTTCTTTTCCCAACAGAACTCGTAGAACAGATCTACGAGCTTTCTGGAAATGCGGAAAGCCACAAAGGAGTTATTCTCTGTGTTCTTTCCCCTAAAGGTGTACCGCAAATTTATTCAAGATACGACTCTATCGTTACTTCTCTTGGTATGCAAAAAGCCCTTGACAAGTGGCTTGATCAAGAAGAAGAAAAGCTAGATACAAGTGGCGAAGAATAAAAATGCTTTACTCACTAGAAGTTGAGCGCCAGTTTTTAGCTGGCCTAATTCAGCATTCTGAAGCATACGCAGAGATCTGCGACTTTATTTCAGAAGCCGATTTCTATTCTGATGATACAGTTGTTCACAAGACAATTTACCATATTATTAGAAAATGCATTGAGGCTAATGAAAAGGTCGATGAGATAATTATTGCCCAAAGAATCAAAGAGATAGGAATCTCTTTCAAAGATAATATTGATATCTTTGATTATCTCAGGTCTCTCGCTATTAGAAAGACAAACAAGAATACCGCCGTTTCCGCTGCCAAAGAAATCAAAAGATATTCTATCAGAAGAGCAATCCACTCTTCTGCTTTGGATGTGGCGGATAAGATGAAGAAGATCGCGCCAGACTCTTCTTATCAAAAAATTATTGAAGAAGCTGATGGAGCTTTTAATAAAATAATTAATATTTACGAAAACAATGAAGAAAAACCTATCAATATCTTCGATGAGATGGAAAGTGTCATCGAGGAGCGAGGAAACAATCCAATCACTGAGTTTGGATTTATGGGTCCGTTTCCAACCGTTAATAAGATTTACGGTTCACTTCTCCGACCAGGCAATATTACCGTCATTGTCGCTAGGTCTGGCGTAGGCAAGACCCTTCTTGCCCTTAATTATACTACAAAGGTTTCGGCGCAGTATGATGTGCCAGTTCTCCATTTCGACAATGGAGAGATGAGCAAGGAAGAGGTTATTATGCGCCAATGCGCTGCATTGAGCCATGTTCCTATGCACTTGCTGGAGACAGGGCTTTGGCGTAAAGCTGGTGAGGATGTGGTTCAAAGAGTTCGCTCAACTTGGGCTAAGATCAAGAATCTTAAGTTTTATTATTATAATGTCGGTGGTATGACTACCGATCAAATGATTAACAATCTTAAGCGTTTTTATTATTCAAAGATTGGCAGGGGCAATCCATTGATCTTTAGCTTTGATTACATCAAGCCTTCCGCAGACGCTGAGAGCGGAAAGCCAGAATGGCAAGTCATTGGCGATATGTTAAATAGATTTAAAAAGACTATTCAGCGAGATATCGTTCAAGATCAAAAGCCGATGATCACGATGTTCACTTCTATTCAATCAAATAGAAGCGGAATCACCACAAACCGAAATTCCGACGCGATCAATGATGATGAGGGCATCGTCTCTATGTCAGATAGAATTACGCATTATTGCTCGCATATGGCTATCCTGCGGCCCAAAACCGCAGACGAGCGCCAAGAAGAAGGCGTGACATTTGGCTCCCACAAGCTTATCTTCGTCAAGAATCGCTTTCTGGGATCAGATGTGGCTGGGGCTGTCGAACTTGTCAGAATGCAAGACGGAACCTTGAAGAAGAACTTTATCAATCTTCAGTTTGAAAACTTTGACATTAATGAGCGTGGAGACCTAAGAGATATCGTTAATCAGGCTGATACTGGAGGAACAACACTACAACGCGCAAATGAGCAGGATGATGTCCCAGACTTCAACAATTGATCCAACTATCCTAAAGTCTTCTCTTGAGTCTTTGGGCTATCAATTGAAAGATTATGGCAGCTACTGGCGAACCAGAGCTATTTATCGCGGAGGAGACAACTCTACCGCTTTAAAGATATATAAAAATAGTGGAGTCTGGACGGATTTTGCAGAGACAAGTTCAAGGAGCTATCCTTTTCAGAGGCTTGTTGAGCTTACTCTTGACACCAAGGATTCACACATTGTAAATAAATATGTAAAATTTGACCCACAGAATATCATTCATGTAGAGGTCAGAGAAAAGATCGAAATGGAAAAGATATACCCAGAAGAGTTATTAAATAATCTTTTACCCGAGCTTTCTTTTTACAAGAAGAAAGGAATCAGTGATGATACCCTAAATTTTTATAAGTGTGGATATGCTACTTCTGGACAGCTTTTCCGCCGCATAGTTTTTCCGATCTACAATCAGTTTGGTCAGATTCACGGCTTTTCTGGGAGAGCGGTCTTTTGGGATAAGAGTTCAGAGTATCCCAAATGGAAGCACGTAGGCAAGCGCGCGGATTGGGTTTATCCATTATACATCAAAAGAAATGGGCATGAAGAAATCAGAGAAGGAATAGAGAAAACAAAGACTGTTATTGTCGTAGAAAGCGTTGGTGATAGTATGGCGCTTTTTGAGCGCGGCTTCAAAAACACAATTGTCACTTTTGGCCTTGGAGTTTCATCAAAGATTTGTTCCGCTCTTGTTGCCCTTGACCCAGAT